GAGCGAAAGCTCTCAATTTTCTCAAATAACCTTAGAAAAGGTTGGTGGAGAAAGTTATCGACTTATGTCGGTGGCATCTCTCCTTCAATTCCCCGAAGGACGTTCCGTGCGTAAAGCGGAGCTTCAAGCTATTGTGTCTCAAGTAGACTCGATTTCGCGAATCAAACATTGACGAGGGGCTTGCACCCCCGAGTTGATGGAGTGAACGAACACTCTAGTGTAGAGCAGGCGCGTGCGTACGTTTAGGTCATTGCCTTGCCGTCCTTTCCTTCTCGACTAGGTTTTATAATTTTGTTTTATAGAGCCGAAATGGTATAGTAATATACCGGGGGTCAAGTTTGGAGTGGAGGTAAGGGCAATTAAGCCTGAAATAAGTACTTTCCTTATTCCCTTGAACGGGTGGCTGCGGCTCCTCGAAAGAGGAAAACCGAAGTCTTTAGGAGAAAGACCATTAATTAACCCATAACAGCAACAAATATAAAATTTAATTTAAATAAATCTTTATTCGCGACTGTTACTGGATGCGTTAAGAGTCTGGCATCCTGAAGTGCCAATATCCGTGTAAAAGCGGGTAGACCTTTAGTTGGTCTCATTGTGAAAATGATTCCAGCTATTGGTATAAGGATGTATGAAGGAAGGGTAAGAGTCGTTATTCGATTCTTACGCCGCTGTTGAGATCTTCAAAGACACTCGGGATTAAAATACCTGGTGATCTATCTGAAGGCAGCATATGTTGTGCTGCAGCAGTCTCTCGGCGGTCAACGTTTGGAGGATCTGACACCTTTGGGTATCAGATTTGCTCGAACAAAAGGTAAGGGTTATCCTCGGATAATCCCTGTACTTGACCGTAAGCGCATGGCAGCCGGTGATTTGGCGGTCATGCGTTTCTGGCTTACTCTCTTCAGCATCTATCGAGTGATCGAAGTGCCTGGAAAGCTTAAGCTAGATACTATAACAGCTCCGGGGTCTCTTTTATTGGACCTTCACGAGTGATCTCTCTTTTGTTCACGGTTTGCCCGGCAGAAACTGCTGGTCATCCCGGGAATGAGAGGGACTGAATTCGCAAGGGCCTTAAGGGATCCCCTGAAGTTTGTTAAGAGTTTGCGGGCAGTCCCTTTCTTAATTCCGAAATCTTCTCCCTCGGTCCGTGGACCGGAGCATTCACCAGCTCCGATTTCTACGAGTCCGGGAGGAGTTATTCTGGCAGCCAAGGCTTGGACGGATAACCGGACATTGTACCCTTTCCTTCGGGATTGGTGTAAAATGACTGATAATCAGGTCCTTGCTCGGCAGCTAGAGCAACTTTCTTCATTGGCTCATCTGGTAGACCCTAAGGTCTATCGGTTTGAGTCGATATTGGGAAGATTAGGTTTTAAAGAAGAGGCTGCGGGAAAAGTCAGAGTCTTTGCTATGGTGGATCCGTTTACACAGTGGCTTTACAAACCATTGTGGGACCGGATCTGCAAAGTTCTCCGTCTTATCCCTCAAGATGGTACTTTCGATCAGTACAAACCCCTTGAAAGGTTGAATGATACCCTGGGAGTAAACTCCCCAAGGTATTGTTTCGACCTCTCAGCGGCTACTGATCGTTTACCTGTGTTGCTACAGTGTCAGCTACTCATGCCCTTTATGGGTTCATGAGCAGCGCAGCTATGAATGATCATCTTGATAGGGCGCCCTTATCGAGCGTCTTCGTCAGAATTCCTCGTTAAAGAGGATCTGTACTATCAAGTTGGTCAACCCATGGGTGCACTTACCTCTTGGGGTATGTTGGCACTGACGCATCATGCCTTAGTTCAGTTAGCGGCGGAGAGAGCGGGCGTCACTGCACAGTCTGAATGGTTTGCAGACTATGCGATCCTTGGGGATGACATTGTCATCGCCAATGGCCCTGTGGCGGAGAAATATGTTCAGCTGATGGCATCGATTGGAGTGGGATTAAACCTCTCCAAATCTTTGGTTTCAGTAACTGGTCGTGTAGTTGAGTTCGCAAAGCGTACTCTCTACAAAGGCCAGAACATATCTCCTCTGCCTGTTAAAGAGCTGTATGCATCTATGAAGAGTGTCCAGACAGGTGTTCAGTTTGCGTTAAAATACAAATTGAGTCCTGCCGCGTTCTTGACCTTATTTGGGGCCAAGTACAGGGTACTCGGAAAGATGCAACAACCCTTTTTCAAACAGGGGGTGAAGTGACGTAAGCTCTTATTGGCATATATCTCACCTTCCGGAGTGGAGGGTAGAACATGGTCTGCTTTCTTCAGGTCGAAATCCTTGATTTCTTCCTGAGGAGAACAAGCCCATCGTACTCTTGGTCTTCAGGACAATTTCACTCGAGATCTGTCTACGCGGCTTTTAGCTCGCTTAGATCAGATGGCTCCCTTACTTAAAGAAGTAAAGGCGCTAATCGAGGTCCGTAGAGATAGGGAGTATTATGGTACTCAGCGCATCGTGGAGGGTTCTTCTCGTGAACTTCTGTTTCATGGTATCCTTCGGGATACGTCTGTGCAAGCACAGGCGTACCTTGAGGACCTAAAAACGTGGGTCTATCGAGAGGCCTTCTTCGATGTCTTAGTAGATGTTCGTGAGATACGTGCTATCCTTGAGGTCTTCCGGGACTCGGGAGCCGAGGGACTCGATTTAGATGCATTAGGGGCTAAGGCACTAGATTTATCTAGTGATCTGGCCTCTCTGCCTCTTCCTCGAGACCTCGTCTCTCGGGCAACAGTGGTTGATCGTGCATTAAGGGAGGAAATAACAATCCTTCTTTGACACGTTTATTCTGCTGCATTCCGTCGACGATCTTATGGTAATTCCGCTATGGCGAACTCCAAGCCTAGTAAGGATATTGCTTAACTTACATAGGG